CTTTATTCTAAATGATTTTGATACATATGATTCTGTAAGTGCAAAATATTTTAAAACTGAAGCATTTAGAAATTATAAGGATGATTATAGTTATTTAAAAAAAACACAGGCCTTCTGGTACGCAAAGAATGCTCATCATATTTATAATGAATTATTACATACTGTCAAATTAAAATCAAAAGCAAGAACTTTTACATTCATAAATGGTGGTTTAAAGAACTTTTTATTGATTGTTGCATCAAATTATGCAAGTCGGATAGATGAAGGACAACCATTTATGTGTATGTTAATCACAAAGAATCCAGATTTATATACAAATGTTTATGGTAAAATATATAAATTAAAATTAAAAGATGATAATTGGGCTATTATAACAAATTGGAGAAGACTAACAACAATAAAGGTTACATTTTTAAGGGATTCATTTTACACAACATTGGCTAGTACAATGAACAGTGTTATGTCTTCTCCTTGTCTTTCAACATATTATTTAAATAATAAATTAGAATCAATATATAGTTTAAGAGTTATGATTTCTCATAATATAAATCAAAAAGTATCAGAATTGTTAATGGATACAAGATATGTATATATGTCAACATTTTCCACACATACCAATATAGCAAAACTTTTAATTGAAAAATTTGGACCACCTTATTATAATTGTCTGGAATTATGGATTGTTAAAAGATTATTGTCAAAATTACCATTGATAAGAAATAAAGCTTATACAGATGGTATATTGCAAGCAAAAACAGAAATGGATTTAAATGTTAGAGATATAAATTACATCGGTGGTGTGATAAACTTGCCAAGTTTATGGTGTGATTATAATTTAAATGATGTTACAGATTTATTGGACGAAATTTTTTTATATGTACATACAATTAAAGAACCATCAAACATTTTTCATGAAAATGTTAAGGCAATAAAAACAATAAAAAAATTCCAAGATGAATTTGATAAATTAAGTTATAGGGAAAAACATGGTTTAAACAATACAAATGAAGAAATAACTAATTATTTATTAAGTAATACACAAATTGGTTGTTCAACAGGATTAATTATTGAATCAATTAAACACACAATAAAAAAGGAAAAACCATTTTTTAAAAAAATAATACATAATATAAATGATGAATCAATAGGTGAAATTTTAAGCACAAAAGCTGTTATAACTGATGATTTAAGAGAAGTTGTAACAGAACAGTTTACAAAAAGAGATAAAAATAAATATTCAAAAAGAAATGAAAAATTAAAAGGTGAAAAATTGTCAAAAGAGGAATTAACAAAAATAACAAAATATGCATTAAGAACAACATCAAAATTTTATAATAAAAACAAACCAAGACAAAAAGTTATGGAAACAATATTGGATAAATTAGAAGATGAAAAAATAAATACAACAGTACAATGTGCAAACAATTTTGTTTTAAAGAATAAAAAAGTTGTTGCAGATATATGTATAAAATCACAATATGGTTCTAAGAGGGAATTTTATGTGGTGAATATTGGTGCAAAAACATTAGCAAGAACAGCCGAGAATTTTTTTAGAGAATTATGCGACAATTCACCAAATGAAGCAATATCAGTTCCAGGTGATGATAAAATAATTTTGATGCAAAAAATGTTGGATAAAATTCAATATAATGTTAAACCTGAGAAACACAAAATTTTATATGTCAATGGTGATTGTACGAAATGGTCTGCCGCCGAAACAATGTCATCTTTTGTTGCAATGGTTATTGGTTTGAAGGAAAATATCACTCTGAAAATGTATCAATTGTTATTAGCTACTTTTAATTCTTGGTCAGATAAGGAAATACAAATACCAATGGAAATTTATAATAAGGTTATATCATCTGATAAACATGATACATCATATTTAAATGAATTAAAATCAATATCAAGTGCAACAATGAAAAGTACACAAAATTTTTTACAGGGCATGTTTAATTATACATCATCATATAAAGCTGTTTGTTGTACAAATTACACAATAAAAATTTGGTTTGATTTATATCCTAAAAGTAATCTTATTGTTGAACATATTGAACATTCAGATGATTATGTTTTAGTTATATTATATGAAGATATAAAAGAAGTAGAAAAATTTAGGGTATTGCAAAAAATTATGATGAGATTACATGGTTATAATGATAGTGATAGAAAAACAAGTGTACAGCCTTTTTTTATGGAATTTGTTTCCCAAATATCATTTAATGGTGTGATGTTATATCCACAAATAAAAAAAA